ATAAGACCTGAACATAATAACGCTAGGTACTTAGATTCTATCGTAGAGACTGCTGTGGAGTGGTGGTCACCATATGCTCACATATTAACCGTGTTAGGCTACGGAAACCATGAGACTGCGATAATTAAGTTTCAGGAAACAGACTTACTACAGAGATTTGTTGACCTACTTAACTACAAGAATGGTTCTAACGTACACACTGGAGGTTATGGTGGTTGGTTCTTTATCCGTCAGAATATAACAGCTACACAACGCAAATCAACTAAGGTTAAATACTTTCACGGTTCAGGTGGTGGTGGTGTAGTTACTAAAGGAGCGTTGAACCTAACTAGAGCATTAGAGATGTTTGAGGGAATGGATGTGTTTACAATGGGTCACATTCACGAGAACGCTGCTAGAAATGACGTTAGAGAGCAAGTACACACACATTCAAAAAGCGGACATTCTGTAGAGCATAAACGAATACATTTGATGCTTACAGGAACGTACAAAGAAGAATACCAAGACGGATTTAGCGGATGGCACGTTGAAAGAGGCGCACCACCAAAGCCATTAGGAGGCAGAATATTAAAGATTCACACACCTTTTCACGAAAAAACAATCGTAGATAGCACTCAGTTTCCGATTTAATTGTATATTTGAGCATTCCAATTTTTCATAGATTCTTGCTTTAACCCCTAGAAATAGGGGTTTTTTGTTTCCTGATAAAAAAAAATGTTGAAAAAGTTTGTTTTTTTGTTGATATATCAAAATAAGCATTATATTTGCATATAACAATTAACGAAAAACATAAATTATGAAAGCAACAATTAAAGAACAACTTGACAATGCAAATGAAGGACTTAGTAATGCTTATTACTATTTATCTGAAGCAATCAAAAATAATGATACAATGGAAGAAGATTACTGGTTTAAATCAGTATGGAGATTTGCAGAATTGATTGACAAATTAGAAAGTAAGAAAAATAAATAAAAACAAACGAGGGGTGCGACTCGGTTAACGCACAATTTTAAAATCAAGAATTATGAAAAGACGAGTATTTTTAGCATGGGTAATCCTTACAGTATTAATCGGTTTAATTGAGCAGATATGATTTGTTTAGATTGTCAAGGAGAAGGTAGAGTAGAATACCTTAAAGAATGCGGTAAGTCAGCATCTGACTGCTGCGGTGGATGTTTCCAGACTGAGAAGTGTGAAACGTGTTACGGTTACGGAGATGTCACAGCAGATTTAGGTGACGAACTCGGACAGCGCTACGAAGACATTATTAAGTCAGCATCTGTTAACTATGCAGCACACGAAAAGCTGATTCAGAGCTTAGAGAATGAATTATTTGAACACCTTAAATACGAACGATACAGATGAAAAAGATAACCATGAGAAAGTATCATATAACTTACTTTTTAAAACGAGGTGATTTAAACGCTTCTGACGAGACTTTACTAAGTGGGATGACTATAGATGCCACAGACGTACTAAAAGCCGTTGAGATGTACTCTAAATTAGTTATTCAGGATGGTTTACCACCAATTACAGAAATCAAATACATTATTGAACTATGAGACTAATGAGATTCTTTAGACGCTGGATTTTTAAACACAGCGCTGATAATGTGACCGAGTTTGTGATAGTTATTAAGGATAAGGAACTGGCTCATGTAAGGGTTGAAAAGACGAATAACAAGAATGTAACCACCCATTCGTTGTATATTGACAATAAACTAATCAAACAAAAAGTATATGAAAGATAGCATAGTAGAAAGCGTTAGAGACAAGTACAAAGAGCGCTCAGAAAGAGGAATCGAAAAATACGGAAAGACGTTAGACCGAAATGACCTTTTAGTCAAGGAGTGGTTGAACCATTTACAGGAGGAGCTGATGGATGCGACTCTTTACATTGAGAAGTTAAAAACTAAATTAGATAAGTGATGTTAGACAATCAAATTAAAATTGTGGCGAGTGTTTCGATACTGCCAGTGATAGCGGACTTCCTTGAAGACCTAGTAGAAGATAGAGAGTTTGAAAGAAGTGCAAAGATGCACGTTAACAACTTAATTGCTCAGATTAGAAAGTTAGATGACCGTGTTTTAAACGGTGCTAACATGGAGGCAATGGAACAGCAGATAGGAATCCAACAGGCATTTCGCCAGTGGGTTTTACAAAATGTAGAACACAAATTGTAGAATTATGACAGCAGATTTAGCTTTATTCTTTGGTGCATTTTTTTTAGGTGTGTCAGTAGGTATGTGGATGGGTATGAAATTTTGGGAATATTTTGGAAGAGATGAAGACAATAAATAGTGACAAATCAAAGGTGAGTAACGCAATTACTTTAATCGATAAATACAACTTGTCCAGCAGAAGTAGAAAACGTGAGCTGGTAGGAATGAGGAGTTATATAATGTTCAAGCTAAGGAGTTTAGGAATGTCACTTGAAGCAATAGGTAAACTATTCGACAGAGACCATGCTACGGTGATTCATGCGATTAAAAAGCATAGGACATACACTCAGGTAGGTGATGTTATTTACAAAACAGACATAGCGCAAATAAAACACGATTTCATAGCGATGAATAAGAACATCCAGTCAAGCATATTCGATGACGTTTTATCAGCTAATGACTACACTGACTTGTTAGTTATCAAGCAAAAAATTCACTCAGGTGTTTACTTGACATAAAACAAATTAGAAAATTATAGTTATATTTGTAACTGGTTAGAGTCTCAAACATAGTTAACCAACAGGAAATATTTACCCTGTCAATGATGTAGACGTGAGACTCCTACAGAATTGATGGGGTTTTTTGTTGCCTAAATTTTACAAAATGGATTACATAGAAATTGAATGTAAAGTAAATGAAGAAAATAAAATATATGTTGCTATTGGGCAATATGTTTCATTTGAAGTAATTGAAAATGGTTACTCTTCTCAAGTTCTAATTGACAGGAACGATTTTGAAAAGTTACTTCCTTTGCTTGTTAAGTATTACTACAAACAACATGATTATGAGAAAGGGATTTAATTTTTATCGTAGCTACTATGATGTAGCAAAGGAACTGAACGACAAAGATAGACTTGCTTTTTATGATGCTTTGGTGAAACGTCAGTTTACTGGAGTTGAAACTGAATTAACAGGTATTGCAAAGTTTGCTTTTCTTTCTCAAAAACACTCAATAGACAAGCAAATTCAAGGATATATTGATAAGACAAAAGACACTTTGCTAGACCCTTCGGTAGGGGGTAGGCAAGGGGGTTCGGTAGACCCTTCTGTACAAGTAGAAGAGAAAGAGAAAGAGAAAGAAGAATATACTATAGACTTTGAAGCGTTGCTTCAGTATGTTAATAATGCTTTTGGTAGAAATTTTAGAGTAGTAAATAATGATGTCAAAGCAAAGTATAAAAGACTATTTAAAAATGGCTATGAAAAATCGGATATATTAAAAGCCATAAATAATTGTAAAGAAGATAAATGGCATAAGGAAAATAATTACCAATATTGCACTCTTGAATATTTTAGCAGACCAGCTACTATTGACAAGTATTCAGATACTACCGAAACGAATACAAAAGGAATAATGTCTCATCCTGTAATAATTGACTGATGTACAAAAGACTATCTGAGGTAAATACTCAAATGCACGATATTAGGCAACTTAAAAATGTCAAAGGTAAATCTGTTGGTTGGGATTGGGATGTATTGCCATACACGGTAAAAGAGGGATGTACTACTTACATAGGTGCAGCTCCAGCTTCAGGAAAGACTGAATTATGGTTCGAGTTTCTAATCAATCTATCATGCTTACACAACTGGAATCACATTATATTCTCACCTGAGACTGGTAATGCTGCTGAGATATATGCAGAGCTTTGCTACAAGTATATTGGTAAACCATACACAATAGGAGAAAATTCAATGACACAAGGTGAACAGATAAGAGCTGAGATGTTTGTTGACAAGCATTTTATAGTAGTTGATCCAATAGACGAAGATTTGACCTTAACAGACTTTTATGATTTGGTGGATAGCATTGAACGAAAACACGATTTAAAAATTCATACTACCACTATAGACCCATGGAATGAGTTAACAGAAAAGTTTGAACCTAGTGATTTAGGAAGGGAAGACAAATACCTATCTCGAATACTTGGACTAGCAAGAAAGAACGCACGTAAAACAGGGAGGCATAACTGCATAATAAACCACGTTAGAGACCAAACACCAATAACAACAGAAAATGCCGTAGGAACGAAGATAACCTACTTTCCTACTCCTAGTGCTAGAGACTTTGCTGGAGGTCAGGTATGGTTTAGGAAAGGACTTTGTGTATTAATACCTTGGAGACCACCATACGGACTAAGAAATGAAGATGGTTCTATATGCGAAAAAAACGAAGTACATTTGAAAGTTGCAAAGAGCAAACCAAAGGGAGTAAGTAAGAACGGAACTTATCGGATGTTTTTAGATGTTGAAAAATATCAGTATTATATGCTGGATTGGAAAGGTAACAGAATTTACGCAAATAGAAATGCTGAACCACCAGTTCAAACAACACTAAACCACATAGTAAAAGATTGTCCATTTTAAAAACAAGAATTATGATAAACGATTTAGACCATTTACTAAGCCAAACACAAGTAAGCGCAATAATTGGCAGCTTGTCGATGGAGTTAAAGAGACTGGAGCAGTTAAACGAACCAAAACACGAACCATTTAGGATAGGCACAAAGAAACACCTAGAAGAAATGAAAGAGGTATTGATGCACTTGTTCGTCTCTGAGAAGGAATTAAACACCTTGAAAAGCGTTAACTACAACCTACATAGGGAAAACATGGAACTGTCAAGGAAAGTAGAACAGTTGGAAATAATGAACAACAACTTAATGAATGGAATCTAATGCCACGATGTAAACACTGCAAGGATAAGTTTGAGCCTTTAAGATTCAACCAAAAGTACTGCATGAATGAGGAGTGTGTACGTGTTTGGGTAGAAACCGAAAAGCAAAAACAATGGAAGGCTAAAAAAACACGGTTAAAAAAAGAACTAATGTCTTTACAGGACTGGTTGAAGTTAGCACAGATGACGTTTAACAAATACATTCGCCATAGAGATAAAGGAATGAGCTGTATTTCATGCGGAAATGAGCCTAAAAAAGCAAACGCTGGGCATTATTTTTCACAAGGCGGTCATTCAAACGTCAGGTTTAACGAGGACAACGTACACTTACAATGTGAACACTGCAACAGTTATCTAAGCGGTAACCTACTCAACTATCGGATAGGCATTGAAAAGCGAATAGGAACAGCAAGGTTGATTGTCCTAGAGGTAATTGCACATGAAACAAAAAAATGGACTGTTCAAGAGCTAAACGAAATAATCGAAACGTATAAACGTAAACTCAAAGAATAAATTTTATTGATTTTGTCATTGTATTTAAATTATTGTTATATTTGCGTATAACAAAAGCAAGAAAAATGAGAAATTATCTAGTAAATTACAGAGCTTTTTACGATGGTAAATGGCGCAAAGCAGTGAAAGTAGTAGCTGCGTACAGTGAATTAGATGCCTATGTAAAGGCGGACATTTGGAAACAATTAATAATCAACATAAAAGCAGAACAATGAAAAAGAAAGAGTTAACATTTGAAGAGGCGTTAGACCTAGTAAACCCGATTACACCAGTAGAGCAAGAACCTAACGTAGTAGGTAACATCTATCAAAAGCTGTGGAGAGCTAAACAAGAAATCGGTAAAGTAGTTAAGGGTAACGACAATCCGTTTTTTAAAAGCCGATACGCTGATTTAAACACGATTTTAGAAGCTGTTGAACCATCACTATTCAAACACGGTCTTATTGTGTTACAGCCATGCTTAGACAACATAGTAGAGACTAGGATAGTTGATTGTGAAAGCGGTGACATGGTACAGTCATCTTTGGTACT